ATTTCTAAAGGAGAATTTCTATATAGTTGGATTGATACTGAAACAACAGAAATAAAAGAACAAATAGTTAGAGAAGGAGATTGTATTCATCTAATGCCAGGACAACCACATCAAATGTTGGCTATTGAAGAAGGAAGTTGTATATTTGAGGTATCAACTCAACATTTTGATAGTGATAGCTATAGAGTAATGCCGGGTTCATCACAAGAAGATGATTATAATAATTTACCATTTTAGTTATGATTAAGAAAAAATATAAAAAAGAAAATAGTGAGTTAATAAAATCTATCCAAGATATGGGAAGAGATATTGCTGTACTAGAAATTAAGTTAGTGGGAACATCTAAAGTAAAAGATAACCTAATATATGAGTGTACATACACTGATAAAGGTGATATTAAAAATGTTCCTATTATAGCTCAAGATGTAACCCAAGCATTAGCTAAACTAGAACAATTTACACATTCAGGTATTCCTGAATCAGTTCTTCAATATATGCTTGGAAGTGAAAGATTCTCTAATTAAATTATAAGTTATGAAGATAGGTTTATGTGGTACAATGAGTGTAGGAAAAACTACACTTGTCAATGCTCTTAAAGAGCTACCAGAATTTAAAGATTATACTACTAGAACTGAGCGTTCTAAAGAATTAATGTCACAAGGTATTCCATTGAATACTGACTCTACATTAAAAGGCCAATGTGTATTTTTAGCTGAGAGATCAAGTGAATTAATGGTAGAAAATATCATTACAGATAGAACTGTAATTGATGTTATGGCGTTTGCTAATTGTTCTACTTCAATGGATATTTACGATAAAGAAGATTTTGAAACGTTAGCTGCTCATTTAGTTAGGGAATACGATTACATATTTTATGTCTCACCTGTAGGGGTAGAGATTGAGGATAATGGTATTCGTGAAACAGATGCTAATTATAGAGATTTAATTGATTTTACTATTAATACTTTAATAAATAAGTATAATCACAGAATTAAAAACCTACATACTCTATCAGGTAGTACAGAAGAACGTATAAAATTACTTAAACAAGCAGTTTCTTTGTGATATTTATAACAAAAATCTACTTATAATGAAAAAATCAGAATTAAAAAAGTCAATTCAAGAAGAAATTTTTGAAATTTTAGCAGAAGCAGATCAAGAAGATATTGATGCCCAGGCTGATTTAAATAAAGAATTAGAAACAACTAAAGGTCATAGAGATGATTTAGGTGATTCTTTATCAGAATCTTTAAATCCTGAAGTAATAAAAGCATTAGATCGCTTTATTAAAGCAATGGCTAAAAGATATGATTACTCAGAGCAAGATGCTGTGTTTGCTATCCAAGCAGCATTAAAACAAAGAGAATTTGATAAACCTGCTGATATTCCGGGTTTTGAAGGTACTATGGATGCTTTAGATAGTCTTAGTATTAGAGAAGAGGAAGAAGATGATATGGATAAGCAAGCAAGTAAAGCTGCTAAAAAAGGAGACTCTGTTTCTAAAATTGCTAATAAATTAGGTGAAACTACTAACCAAATGAAAAAGTTGGTTAGAAAATATAAAGATGCTGAAGAACCAGAAAAAACAAAAATGTTAGCTCGGTTAAAAGAACTAACAAAAATTAAAAAAGAGCTTGAAGGACTTCTTTAAAAATATTCAAAATCTACTTATTGTAGTATTAGTTGCGATTATCCTTCTTATGAGGGCTTGTAGTGGGGAAGGAAATAAAATCATAACAAAAAGCGAACCTATAACTATTACTCAAACTATAACTAAATGGGATACTTTAAAAATTGATAGTTTAGTATATGTCCCTAAATGGAGGACTAAAATTAAAACTATCCACGATACTATTCCTGCTGATATTGATACATTAAGTATATTAAAAGATTATTACGCCCAATACTTTTATACAGATACTTTAAGTTTAGATTCATTGGGGAGTATTGTTATAAATGATACTATAAGTAGAAATTCTATATTATTTAGAGAAATTCAACCTAATATATTTATCCCAACTACTACAGTTACTAATACTGTTTTTGTTAATAATAGAGAATTTTATGTTGGGTTTGGTTTAAAAGGTAGAACAGACCAAATAAATTATTTAGGAGGAGAATTACTATATAGAACTAAAAATAAACAGGTATATGGTGCTGGAGTAGGGTTAAATCAAGATTTCCAACCCATACTAGGATTTAGCATGTACTGGAAACTTGGAAAATGAGTCAAGATTTAAAAAAAATAATAAGACAAGAATATTTGAAATGTGCTCAAGATCCAGCACATTTTATGAAGAAGTATTGTCATATACAACACCCACAACGTGGGCGTGTTATTTTTAATCTATACCCATTTCAAGAAAAAACGTTACGTTTATTAAGAGATAACCCATACTCAATTATTCTAAAATCACGTCAGTTAGGTATATCTACTTTATCTGCAGGTTATTCTTTATGGTTAATGACTTTCCATAAAGATAAAAATGTACTTTGTATTGCAACTAAGCAAGAGACAGCTCGTAATATGGTTACGAAAGTAAAATTCATGTATGAAAATTTACCTTCATGGCTTAAAATACCCGCTGATGAAAATAACAAATTATCACTCCGATTAAATAATGGGTCTCAAATTAAAGCAACATCTGCAAGTAGTGATGCTGGTAGATCAGAAGCAGTATCATTACTATTAGTTGATGAGGCAGCATTTATTGATCAAATTGGTGAGATTTGGGCTTCGGCTCAACAAACATTAGCAACGGGTGGTGGTGCTATTGTATTATCTACACCTTATGGTACAGGTAATTGGTTCCATAAAACATGGGTATCAGCTGAAAATAATGAAAATGATTTTATTCCTATTAAATTACCTTGGTATGTCCATCCCGAACGAGATGAAGAATGGAGAAAAAGACAAGATGAATTATTAGGTGATCCTAGAATGGCAGCACAAGAGTGTGACTGTGATTTTAGTACTTCAGGTGATACAGTATTTTACTCAGAATGGATTGATTTTATTTCCCAAACAACTATACAAGACCCAGTAGAACGTAGAGGTGTTGATCAAAATTTATGGATTTGGGAACCAGCTGATTATTCTAGAGAATATATGATTACAGCTGATGTTGCAAGAGGTGATGGTAAAGATTTCTCAGCATGTCATGTAATTGATGTTGCGACTAATACTCAAGTAGCAGAATATAAAGGACAAATGCCACCTAAAGAATTTGGTTATTTCCTTACAGGTTTAGCTACAGAATACAATAATGCAATGTTAGTAGTAGAAAATGCTAATATTGGTTGGGCTACATTAGATGCAATTATTGAAAGAGGATATAGAAATTTATACCAATCACCAAAATCAGATCAACGTACCGCAGAATCATATTTAAGAGTATTTGAAGGTAATTCTGAAATGGTACCTGGTTTTACTATGTCAATGAGAACAAGACCACTTTGTATTAATAAAATGAGAGAATTTATTGGTGATAGATCAGTAACTATTCGCTCGAAACGATTAATTGAAGAAATGAAAGTGTTTATCTGGCGTAATGGTAGACCAGAAGCTCAAGGAGGATACAATGATGATTTGGTTATGTCATTTGGGATTGGTATGTTACTGAGAGACACGTCGTTGAAATTTCAACAACAAAGTTTAGATATGGCTAGAGCAACATTAGGATCCGTTAAATCAACTACTTCAAATTATAGTGGTGGTTGGACTTCAAATGGAGTTCAAAATCCATATGATATGAAAATTGATGGAAAAAATGAAAGCATTAAGTGGCTTTTATAATATATTTATAATAAAATTAAAAAATGGCAGATAAAGGTTTATTTTCAAGATTACAGCGATTATTTTCTACAGATGTAATTATTCGCAATACCGGGGGTAATCAACTTAAGGTATTCGATGTGAATAAGATACAACAAAGTGGAGAATATGAAACTAATGCTTTAATAGATAGGTTTAGCCGTATTTATTCTAATTCAAGTACCTCATTATATGGTCAGCAAGCTAACTTTAATTATCAATATTTAAGACCTTCACTATATTCTGATTATGATGCTATGGATACAGATGCTATTATTGCATCTGCC